TTCAAAAGGCGACAGAGGCTCGCGATGAGGCATTGCGGCATGCTGATGAGGTTACCGCTTCGCATAATCGCGTGATGGCTGCCGCCGCATTTGACCTTCCGGCTGACATTGTTGACTATCTCGGCTCTGGTACGGCTGAAGAGGTAACAGCACGTGCTGAGAATTTGTCGACGATCATCCAAACCAGGGCCGAGGAAATAGCGCAGGAGATCATGAGCCGTAACGGCTACCCTTCTGTTGCTTCGGGTATGCGGCCTGTTGAATCGCTTCGCGCGGGCTCCCAACCCACCGGCGTAACGCCACCCCAGTCCAAAGACGACTTTCTCCGCCATTTGTTTACGGGCGGTGGCGGGGAGTAATTCGCGCGGCTCCGTCTGCGCGGAAAGGGTGTTACCGTGGCCGGAGTTTACAACTCCCTTATCCAGCGCGCTGCGTCCGGGCCGGATGCATTTGTCCCGGAGCCGCTGGCTACATCGATCATCGAAGAGGCGCCAAAGGCCAGCGCGGCCTTGACCCTCTGCAACCGGACCATTCTCTCAACCAAGACCAACCGGCTTCCCGTCCTGGACGTGCTGCCGTTCGCCTATTGGGTCGGTGGCGATACCGGCCTGAAGCAGACCACCCAGATGCAATGGAAGAATGTCATCTTGGTGGTCGAGGAATTGGCGTGTATTGTTCCAATTCCTGAGAACTACCTTGACGACGCGGATGTCCCGCTCTGGGCCCAGGTCCAGCCGCGTCTCGCGGAAGCGGTGGGCAACCTGATCGACCTGGCGGTGCTGTGGGGCGTGAACAAGCCCGCCACCTGGGGCGAATCCGTATACACCGGAGCCGGAAAGTCCGGCCAATACGTCATTGCCGGGACCGGCGTTGATCTCGGTCAGGACGTGGCGAAGCTCGCCCAGAACATGGCCGTGACCGGGTACACCGTGAACGGCTTCGCGGCAATGCCGGGAATGAACTGGCAGCTGATCGGTATTCGCTCCGCACAGGGTGTCCCGATTTACGAGCCGGACATGCAGAACGGCCGTGGCGGGAATCTGTACGGATTCACGATGTCGGAAGTCAACAACGGCTCGTGGGACGCGACAAAGGCGATGTTGCTTTGCGGCGACTTCTCCAAGGCGATCATCGGCGTGCGCCAGGACATCACCTACAAGACCTTTACCGAAGGCGTCATTTCGGACGATACCGGGAAGGTCATCCTGAACCTGATGCAGCAGGACTCCGTGGCGCTTCGCCTGACAATGCGCCTCGCCTACGCGACCGTCAACCCGGTCACCATCATGAAGCCGACGGCCGTGATGAGCGGCTCCAACCCGCAGCGGTGGCCTTTCGGTGCGGTACTCCCGGTTGGCGCAACGGCTCCTACGGCCGCAGCCCTGACTACCGTCCAAACCTATCCGGCTGGCGCTGGCGGCTGATCGTGACCACGCCTAGTCTCCCGAGCCTGGCCACGGCAGACGATGTCGTGGCTAGGCTTGGCAGGCCTCTTAACCAAATCGAGAATCAGCGAATTGGTGCGCTATTGGCGGACGGCTCCGCGCATATCCGCCGGTATTGTTTCCGCGACTTCGCTCACGTAGCGAATGACGTCAGGAAGCTGCGCTCAGACCGGGGAGTTATCAAGCTCCCAGGGAGGCCGATCAACGCGGTCAATAGCGTCACGGCTATTGGTGGCGCTCCCGGAATTCCGGACATTAGCGTGTTCTGGTATTCCTTTGACAAAATCGATGAGATCACCGTCCCGGAGCCTATCCATTCCGGCGTTATCAACCTGCCGGAATTGTGGTATGACCTGGACTGGTTTACGAGCACATTCATAGTTGATTACGACCACGGGGACAGCAATGTGCCGGATGACGTTGTCGCGGTATTGACAACGGCCGTTATCTCGATGCTGGTTGCGCCGACTATGGTTGGCGGCCTCGCGAGCGAGACGATGGGCACATATAGCTATTCCATGCACCGTACGGCCGGGAGCGGTATGCTCGCGGAACTGACGGTGGCCGGGCTCCCTAGCCTCGCGGCTTACCGCCCAAAGATTGGAACCATTTCGATATCGGGATAGCAAATGTCATACCCTACTCCCAATATCAATTACGGGAGCACCGTCACGATACAGCGCAGGGCTGTTTCCGGGACAGATGCTTATGGCGACGATCAATACTCGATTACCACTGTTGACGTATTCCCTTGTTCGGTCCAATATGGCGGTAGCTCTGAAATTGTCGAGGGTACCGACCAATTGAATGCTGACATTTCCGTGTATGTGCCGTCCGGGACGGATGTTAGCTATATTGACGCATTGCTTATTGACGGAGTTCAGTACGAGGTTCAGGGCCAGCCAATGCAAGGTATTTCGCCATTTACTGGCGGACGGCCTCCCATCCTTATCCGGGCTAACAAGGTGACTGGAGCTTCGGTATGACGGATGTAAAGCTCTCGCACGACCGGCGAGGAATGGGTGAATTGCTCCGGTCGGAAATGATGCTGAGAGTGGTCGTGCGCCGCGCGGAATTGATCCGCGCGCTCGCAGAGGCCACGGCTCCGGTAGGCGATGAGCGCGACCCGCACAGAGGCCGGTATAAGGCCAGTTTCCATATCCGGTCATCGCGGCGTGGCGGAGCTACGCGGGACCGGGCCGAGGCAATTGTTTCAAATGACGCTCCGGAAGCCGTGTTTGTGGAATGGGGCCATTACGGCCGGGAGCCGTATCATACCTTGCTCCGGGCCGGAACGGAGGCGCGATGACTGTTTCTCCGGCAAAGGGCCCACCTCCCTGGGCTGGGCCTTCCCCTGGCGTCTCGCCTTTGTTCCCGGATGTCGAGCTAGCGCTATTGTGGTCGCTAGGTCAGGACTTTACCGGGGCCATTAGATTTGTAACGACGGTGCCAGCTGGCGACCTTACCGGAACCGTGGTCAGGGTTCACCGGATAAGCGGCGCTGACCGGGGCCATTTCGTTGACCACCCTATTGTTGATGTTGACGTATTCGATCCTGATCACGGGAATGCGATGCTGGTAGCTCGTGAAATCCGGGCTAGCCTGCTCGCGCTCCATAGCGCCATAGTACTGGCAGGACAGGCGGTGATAGTAAACGTCGTTACCATCAATGGACCAAGACGGATACCGGAGGCAAATCCAAACATCGTCCGAATCAACGCGACTTATGAAGTCCGCACTCACATTTAGGAGAACAGGTGACTAGCCCAGCAGGCCATCAGCTCAAGAACAACCTCCTCACCTACGCGGCAGGCGATGTTATCGTCTGGGCCGGTGCGCCCAATGTCTTCCCGCCAACGGCTTTTGAGAGCCCGGACACAATCCCCAGCGCTGACTACGTCAACCTGGGATGGATTGACGTTTCCGGCTTCCTCTTCAAGCTGGACGAAACAACCAAGGACATCGGCGCTGCCGGCACCCTTTCCTCCATTCGTACCATTCTCACCGGAGGTTCCAAGTCGGTACAATTCACCTGCCTGGAGGCGATGAACCCATACGTCCGGTCGCTGTACGACGATGTGCCCATCTTCCCGGTCACCACGAGCCCGCTCAAGCCGGCATCCGGCTCTACCGCCAACTACATCATTCCTGACCCGCCAACGGACAATCGCTATTCCATGATTTTCGATTCCGTGGATGGCGTCCGGAAGAATCGCCTGTATGCGCCAAACTGCAAGGTGACGGCGCGCGGAGACGATACCGTCCAGCAGGCCGACGTGGAAATGCTCCAATTCACGGTGACGATGTACCCCGGCACTATCGGGGCCAACACCGCAGCCGTCGGCAAGCGCTTCCTGGACTTCGGTGACGCTACTATGATTGGCGATTACTTCGCCTGATAGGAGCGGGACGAAATGGCAAAGGAAGCAGCAGCACGCCCGGATGGCGTGGAAGAGCCGGAAGACAACGTCATTCCTCTTGATGAGGAGGAAGTGGACGTTGACCTGGACGCACTCGATGAGGATTTGCGCGCGGAAGCCGTTGGCAATTCCACGACAGTCCGCATCGACGGAAAGGTTATTCACATCATCCATGCCGGCGATTGGTCATCGGCCGCTATGCGAGCCGCGACGAATGGCGATTGGGAGGCGTGGGCTCAAGAGGTAATCATGGACCCGGATGAATTCAATGTCTGGCTCGATGCCAACCTCAAAAACTACCAAATTGAGGCTGTGTTCGATCAATGCGGTAGGAGAGCCCGGCTGAACATGGGAAAATCACGGAAGCGCTCTCGCTCACAGCGCGCTACACGGAGGCGATAGAGGCAGACTTTGCCCGGTATTATGGCCTGGACTTTCTCGATTTGTTCCGGCCGGGTAGCGGGCTAACATGGGGCAAGATGCTGGCCCTGGTCCATCATCTACCTCCGGAGAGCGCGGTGAGCACGGCCATTCGGAATGACACGCCTCCCGAGCAATTGGAAGGCCGTACTGGCGATGCCGAAAAGTCGCCTTGGTCAACGGTGGAATCAATGCTGGCTGCGCTTATCGATGAGGTGCGGAATATCGGATGG